CGTGGATGTTTGGAATGAGTTTCCTAGGATACTTTAAACGTAATTTCGTTGCTACTATGTTGATGATCATGATTCGTGAAACTGCAACCAAATTTGAGTTTTCTCTATCGAGTGCCTACGACTCTGTTGTATCGAAGTACAAAAGTTTACCCACGTGGCAAAAAGGAATTGTAGCCGGTATTGGAGTTGGAGTAGTTGGAGTGGGATTGTACAAAGCATATCAATATCTTCGTGCAGGAGACGTTACTATATATGAAGAACAGTCCAAACAATATCCAGACTCCAACCAACCAACGAAACTAGCTGCAAGTAATAGGAGAGGACCCTTAGCAAAAGACATCAAAGTTGCGAAATTTGTTTCTCAGTCAGGATTTTGTAAACAGTTTGAAGACCAAAAACCAAAAATCAATCAATTTGTACCTATTGGAGTTCAAGAAGGAACAGACATTCGAACTGTACATGCACTTAATATTGGAGACAAACATCTTTTGTTTCAAGCTCATGTGTTTTCACAGCTGTTTTCCCAGCCTGACAAAATACGCACTGAGCTTAGCGCACGTACATTTTTGCTGCTTCCTAACGAACATTATACAGACATTGTTCGTATTCCAGTGTCAGACCTAGAAGGAAAATTGGCTGTTGATGAGGCGAGAGATTTCGCATTACTTGATTGTAAAACTTTTCCAAATATCGCCCTAACTCCAAAAATATGGCATCGCTTTATTCGTGAAGATGAAGTTAAGAGAATACGTTTCAATAGTGAAACTAAGCTAATAGTACCAGGAATAAGAATGGAGAGTATTAATCAAAAAGCAGTCATTCGTGGAGATAATTCACTTGAAATTCGCGATGTTCATTTTTCCAAAGCTACTGCTTACTATGGAAATACTGGACCCGATGAATCAAAGGAGTATTGTTTTACAGATGGTATTGTATATAACGGAGCTTGTACTGAACTTGGAGACTGTGGATCACTTTATATGATCAACGATAAAACAGCACCACATAAATACATTGGATTACACACAGGAGGAGTTTTGAAAACCCCCATTGGAATTTGTGGAATGGTGACCTATGAGTATATAGAAAAATTGCTTGGTGCTTTACATGGCCAAGAATATAAACCAACACCTATTGGCAATGCTTTCGACGATTTGAACCCCGATGGTTATGATGGTAACGACCCTATTGTTAAAGTGATCACTTCCCAGAATGCCATTGGAAGCGTGACCTTGCTTGGACATGTACCTTTTGTTACAAATACTGAAAACGATATTGTTCCCTCTGAGTTGGCTAAGACAAATTATTCACCAGAACCAGATTGGGAACCTAAAACTGGCCCCGCAGTTTTAAAACCAATTGAAGTTGACGGTGTAAAAGTTTCGCCTTTCGCGGAAGGTTTGAAGAAGCTTTACAAGAAACCGAAGAAAATGCCAACAGAGAGAGAAGTAGAAGATGCTTGTAGTAGAATTCATTTACAGTATAAACCAAAAGGAATTGATGGCTATGTGCCAAAAGTGTTAACTTTGGGAGAAGCTATAAATGGAACAAAAACAGATTACCTTACAGGTTTGAAAATGAAAACAAGCCCAGGCTATCCTTTTGTACAGGGTAAGTATCAAGATTTCGGAAACAAAGGAGAAAAGGGAAAACTACGATTTTTCAAAAATATACGTACAACTCAAGATCCAATGTACGTGCCAATTTCAGAAAATGGAACAAATCCCTTTATGGAAGAATATGCCCGGTTAGTAAACTTGTATGCACAAGGAGGTGTGTACGGAGTACGATATATTGATTGTCTAAAAGTTGAAAGGAGACCTAAAGAGAAACTTCGCAAAGCGTCCACACGCATATTTTCTACAGCCAACATGTCCTATATTGTGATTTGCAAACAGTTGTGTGGAATGGTGTGTGCCATAATGGCAGAACAACACAATTTTGCAGAATCAAAAGTTGGTATTAATCCACACTCAGACGAATGGAAAATTATGCACGACTTTATGCGAATGTATGATCGAGTTATTGCTGGAGATTTTTCCGCTTTTGATGGTTCAATTATTGCCGCTTTGTTACGTGCCATCCCGCAAGTTTTCAAGAATTGGTTTAACACCTACGCTATCGGAACAGAATTTGAAGAGAAGTACAAAATGTCCCTTGCTAAGATGGTCAACCAATGGCAAACTCTTTTTGATTTCCAAATCCCTAAAGAGTACATCATAACAGAAAGGGAATTTCCAGCTACCCCGGAAGGACTCCTTGAAGCAGATGATTTGGTCAAGTTACATATGACAATGATCGATAGCACTTGCCATGACATGATTGTTACTATTCGTATAGCAAATGGAGTTGTCTATTTGGTTATTGGGTCGATGCCATCAGGGCATCCCTACACAACATTTGGAAACAACATCGTTAATGGAACAGCGACGAGGATATGCTTTATACGAGCAGGACTAGGAACAGTAGAAGATTTTGACATGCAAGTGCGTTCAGCATACACAGGAGACGACAATGTTCATTCTACGAATAATGAGAAATTCACAATGCGTGTGCTAGTTGAGAAAATGGGAGAACTTGGACTTACCTATACAGATTTCCGTAAAACAGACGAAATTACAGATTTTCATACTTGGGACATCGTTACATTCTTGAAACGTGCTTTCAGAAGAGAAGGAACCAAGGTCTTTGCACCTTTGGACAAAAACGTCATTTTCGAGATGCCATATTGGATTCACAAACAAGGAGACCCCATTGAAGCTACAGTGGTTAATGCCACAAATGCATTACGTGAATGTGTCCATCATGGTAGAGAATTTTATGCTGATTTTCAGCAACATTTGAGAAAGTGTTTCTTGACTTCCAAAGGTCAAGGGGGACTTGGTTTGACCGAAGAACAAAT